GAAAACCGCACGCAGATACCTAGTCTCAGGGCAGGAGTTTAAGTGAAGCCGAAAGGTCAAGTAGCCACCCGAGATAAGGTCATAGTTCACGTAAACATTTTTAAATATTTTAAGATCGAAGTAAGTTCTCGAGGTCTTAATTATATTATGTTCACGAAATTCTAATGCCATTTATTTGGTTCCCGTGAGTCAGAATAAATTGTATAAGAAACTATCACGAATCCTCTCTATTAGAGTTGTCCATAGACGATGATAGAGTGATTTAAAATATGGAACTCCATGCAAACAGAGTTATTAGATTACGAAATATGAGTCTAGGTCATTTAGGAAAATACGACTATGCTAGGCACGGCCCGTCTTATGCCGTAGAGAGTTCTATTTATAGTTCTTCTCGACCCAACAAAGGTTCTACAGTAAATATTAAAAGTAAAAGTTCTACAAGAAATAATTCTACAATAAATATCGAAGGTAAAACAGATGTAGCAGTATATAACAAAAGTAATAATACAAGTAATGATAATATGAATACACAAGCAAAGGCTCAAGAACATAAAAAGAAGCTTTCTGGGATGCATATACAGCAGTTATTTGACATGTATCATCCTAGTAGGCACTCTATACCGAAAAATTTGCAAAAAAAATATACATCAGCTTATATGATTAGAGATTTTCCGCGATGCTCTGCTCTGCTTAAAACAGCTAAGAAAATACAACGAAATGAAATTCGTTATAATAAACAAACTTCTGGTGAAGATCTGTATACACAGCATTTTTCAAGGAGAAAGATAAAAAGCTTAGAAAGAAAACCTAAAAAACATTACAAAAACAATCGCTGCTTAGATAATTTAGAAGCCCAAGCATGGGGCCCCGATTTTGAGAAGATTTCAGATATGTGTGACCGTGTAGGCGCAGCTGCTGACTTTAGCCATGTAAATATTGCTGCAATGTGTGATCAAGTAAGTACGGCGGCAGCGCAAGGTTCAGAGTGCTTTCAGAACGTAAATGAAATGCTATCTTCTATTAAATCGTATTTTGCCAATGACACTGATATTTGGAAAAAATTTGCCGCTCTTGTGTCAGCAACAACGCTATTTTATAAATCAGAGCGGGATATTACATCCGTAATCGCTTATTTAGTTAATATCGCTTCGCAATTTAGCATATCTGCTAGTATTATTCGGCGTATATTTGCTTCCTGGAAGGACAAATGTACGGACATGATTTCAGGATTATTTGCTCAATCCGATGAAGATCAAGAGGAACTAGGATTCTTCGGTGCAGTTGTGGAGACAATTTGCACTATAATAGGATGGAGACCGGATATGACCAACTTTCTACAGAAATCATCATTGATTGGTCGAGGATTGACAGGAATGGAAAAGATTAACAAGCTCTTGCTTTTTAGTTTTTCCTGGATTAGGGATTGCTTCTTTAAAAACGCTTATGGTTGTTCGTACGAAGAACATAAGGAGCGTCAAGAGTTTCCCTTGCTTGGTGATTTTATACAAGCGTGTGAGATTATTGATGATGTGCAGGATGAGTTTATATCTTCTAGTTCAGAAGTTTGCAAACTCATTCAAGACACTAATAAACTCGGTATAAAATTGTTAAACGAATCCCGTAAGGAATCTTCGTTGCGAAATTACATTAACATGTTATTACGTCGAATTTTACCGACCGTGGAGAAAGCTAAACATTCCCCAGCTGTTGCTAAAACTAGTAGAAGTATTCCATATGCTTTGTATATATATGGCCCTGCAGGAGTAGGAAAAACTAGTTTAATGCAAATATTGATGTGCCATATGTTCAGGAGGTACATCAAAAATTATGTTCCTGGTTTTGAAAAATGTTATCACTCTCGAAAAGCAGAGAATGAATATTTTGATGGCTATATGAGACAGCCTTTTCTGCTTTACGATGACATTTTTCAACGTCAGGATTTAGCAGCAGCTCCTAACCCGGAAGTTATGGAAGTTATTAGAGCTATAAATGATGACCCGTATCAATTGCATATGGCTTCTATTGAAGATAAGAAAACAACGTATATGGATTCGGAATTTGTTATTGCCACATCGAATCAAAGAATTCCCACTATACGTTCTATCACTTGCCCTGATGCCGTTTTTCGGCGGTTTGGAACAGCGATCAAGGTTGGTGTCAAGCGAGATTATGGCATTCTAGTTGAAGCTTCAACCCCAGAGGGCAATTACTATAAAGTAGACCCTAAAAAAGTTAACTCTTTATTAGATACGCAGTTATACACAATTACTGAGTATAGTTTATTAACTGGAAAATCTGGTAGAGAGTATACTTTTGACGAGTTTAAGGATGAGTTGTTTTCTCGCATTGATACCCATCGAGGTAGGCATAGTACTAGAAGGAACTTGTTACGACAGCTAGCTGGAGAAGAGGTAATTGATGTTGACGAATCAGCTTGTTTGAGGTATGAACAACAATTGCGCTCTGTGCTAAATGGCTTGTGTACTCAGGCTGATGAGAGTGCTGGCAACGAAGAGTCAACAAGTGAAGAGGATCGGAGTCACCCAAGAGATTATGACAAAGAATCTACGAGAATTTTTGAAGATGTATTCGCGAAACGAACAGATTCAAAAGTTTGTAGTTTGTCTGACAAACTTCTTAAAGCGTTGCAACGTTTTAAGGAACGAACTTCAATGGTAATTTCGGAGGATTTTATACCCACCTTGACCTCTTTTAAAGAGGAGTTTGAAGAATTAGCTAAGAAAACTCGAGCTAAAGCTGAGAAGATTGTCGCTATATTTAGGGAGAAAATCCAAGTAGTTGTAGATAAAGTGCTTGAATATAAATTTGCTTTTCTGTTTCCCTTGCTGGGATTTTGCACTTACTTTTTGTATAAATATCACAAATGTCCATTGCTTAGTTTGGACAAACCTGTAAATATATATAACATGCAATTTTGTTCATGTGAACGCTGTACATATGTTGAATCTTTAGTTAAGGCTTCCACTGGACGTGAGCGCCCAGAGAATAGACATTCCGAATCCATTCAGATACTCGGTATGTTATTACACCAGTATTCCGATAAGGATTTGTTTAAAGTTATTTCCCCGTTATTAATTTTTCGAGGATCTGATAATGCTCGTGTATATAAACATATAAAATCAGATAATTTTAAACGTAAAGTGAACGAGTCTGCAGATATTGTGAATAAGCTCAATTTGAATTCAGAACACCAGGCATCTGGTGATTTTAAGACACGCACTGTAGCGAAAGCACTAATGGCTGAATACCAGGCATCTGGTGATTTCAAGACGCGCACTGTAGCCAAGGCATTAATTGCCGAAGCTAGTTCGGGTGATCCCGAAACACGTAAAGCCTTAAGGGATTTATTGGCAGAAGTATCTTCCGATGGTCTTGAAAAATTTGATCGTGAGATGGCTTTCCAAAGTATGGAAACAGATAATTTGACCAATGCCACAAATTCGATTAAAATCGATGACAAAATTGTAGCTCAATCTGGAGACTTGAATTGTGTTGAGCAATTTCAAAGTACCATAGCGAGGAATGCGGTTATACTTAAACGAGCGGATGGTGCGCTTCAAATTGGTGCTGTATTTGTTACAGGACGCGTAGTATTGGTCCCGTTTCATTTTTATACTCAGGCAATTCAAGGGGAAGACACCTTTTTATTATTTAACCCCTTCCAACAAAATTTGAAAACACCCATCAATGTCAAAGAGTGTTTCTTTCATCGCTTTGTTGATATGAGAGGTGAACTCGTCGATGCATTGTTGATAGCTTTACCTTTTTCGGTACCCTCCCGCCCAAACATTGTTGAAAAATTTTCACGAGCTAGTGATTTTAGTAAGACAGGTGAAGGTGAAGTGTTACTAGCTGGTTTGAATGTTATGCGGGGTGTGCCAGTTGTGAAACAAACAACTGCTGTGAAGAGCAATGTTTGGACTCGACCAATTGAGTATCCAGACAAATCAGGTGCACGTTACAGAATCAATAAGAGCATTTTGTACAATGCAACAACAGCTCCTGGTGATTGCGGATCGCTTCTATTCGCGCGAAATACTCTTATTACCGGAAAGATTCTTGGAATACACGTTGCTGGAGATTCCAAACGAGGCTATGGTGTATCCTTGGCCATTTCGAAGGAGAGCTTAAGTCGTAATCTGCAGGAATTTGCGCGTAAAGTGAACGATCCGCGAAAATTTGTGCTGGGAAATTTTGCCGCACAAATAGCCATTGTAGATCCAGCTTTAGCTTATTCCAAATTGGGTGAATTGGGAGACTATTTACCGATAGGAGAGTTGGAAAAGAAGGTCGGGAGACCAACAAAAACGGCTTTGCGGGAAAGTTTAATTCACGGTGACATTTATGAGACGCTGACGAAGCCTGCATATCTGACGCCTCAAAAGAGAGATGGGGAACTAATAGATCCCATGAAATTGGGAATCCAAAAGGTTTGTGGTGTACAGACGCTTGTCGACCAAGACATTTTGAAAATTGCTGTTCATGATACCAAAAAGCAATATGAACATACTCCTGAAGATCTGCAACGTGTTTTGACATATACCGAAGCTTTGAAAGGTGTGGAAGGTAGAGAATATGCTGCCCCCATAAACCGTTCGACTTCACCTGGGTATCCTTACAACGTTGACAATCAAGAAGGTGGCAAACACAAATGGCTTGGGCGTGATGAGAACTGGGTGCTTGACAATCCCGTTCTGAAAGCTGATGTGGCATCAATTATAGATAACGCGAAAAACAACCGGCGTTCAGATATAATTTTTACCGCAACGCTTAAAGATGAGAGGAGACCAATACATAAAGTTGAAGAACTGAAAACTCGAATATTCGAGGCTGCTCCACTTCCTTATGTGGTTGCAGTGAGGATGTACTTTTTGGGATTTGTTGAACATGCGATGCGAAACAGGATTAAGAATGAAGTTTGTGTTGGTACAAATCACCTTTCTTTAGATTGGCATTTTATTGGTGAAAAATTGCAATCAAAAGGAGATAAGGTTATTGCTGGCGACTTTTCTAACTATGACGGTTCTTTACACCAAGGGATTTTGTGGATGGTCAATGATGTCTTCAATGATTGGTACGATGGCACGGATGAAGAGACCCAAATTCGTAACGTTTTATTTGAGGAGGTTTGCAACACTATTGTTAGTGTGGATGGCGTGTTAATTCAACAAACGCATTCACAACCGTCTGGCAATCCTTTAACCGTGATTATAAATTCGATTTACAATCAGCATGTGATGCGTTATGGATATTTAATTTGCAAGCGGAGTGCTGGTTTACCCGTGTTTTGTGATTTCACCAAAGAAGTGGCTTTAGCCGTTTATGGTGATGACAATACCGCTAACGTATCTGATAACGTCTGCGAATGGTATAATCAAACTACAATTACTACCGCGTTGGCTACGATAGGTTTGAAGTACACAGATGAAGCCAAGACTGGCAATGTTTTGCCCTACCGAGCAATTAGCGAAGTGAATTTCCTCAAACGAAGATTTGTAAAAGATCAATGGGGATATTGGTGTGCACCTATTCTGATTCATGTTCCTAGGGACCAATCTAATTGGATTCGAGGTAATGAGTCGAGAGCTGCTACATTGGAAAATTGCTCAACTGCTTTGTTGGAGTTTGCTTTACATGGACCTGATGTGTACGGTGTCGAATCTAAATTACTTCGTGATGCATGTGCTGCCAAAGGACTTACTTTAAACGTACCACATTATTTGGAATGGGCGAGTTTCTTTGGTCATCATCGTGGTATTAATAACAAGAAGTAATGTCATACCAACACGAACACGACATTGTATTTGGTGTGCTGAAATGGACTTACTACATAATGTTCGCGATTTGTGTAGTATTTAGTTGTATGAAACGCGAGTCTCATCATAATAAAGAGGTGTTACAAATGCATTTCCTTGTTTTGGATCTGGTGTGATCTTGCTCTTGGCTACTGATGCCTTGAAAGGCTAAGAGTACTGCTACCAGTGTAAATGGGCGTCCCTATTTAGGGATAGAGTGCCCCCGGCAGCCCCGGATACTCTGAATAGGCGCAAACCTCTTAGGGGAAGGTCACCTCTAAGTTGAAAATTCGACTTGCTGAAAATACAAATAAAAATAACAATAATGGTGTTACTGCCACAACATCTCAAAAAGTGGCTGACAATTATACTATGGGACAGCTCACTCGTAATAATGATGGTGTTATTTCCAACAATATGACTGAGCTGGAAGCACCAGTTGCTTTAATTACATCTGGTAGCGCAATGGAAAATAAATCTATTGATGATGGGACGGTTCAAAGTCTTCGCTCTCTTTTAGAAAGAAACACGTTGATTAACACAATTCAATTGCCTTCAACATCGACTTATAGTACTTCTGTGCCCAGTGAATACGACGAATCTGTTTATGCATCATATGTACAAGGAACAACACCACAAGGAATATTAGGTTCCTTCTCGTTTCCTAAAGCCATTTTCGACGCCAATCCAATTGTGGCAGATAAGGCTAATAATTTTACATATATGAAAGCCGATGTTGTTATTACTCTTAAGGTAAATGCTAGTCCCTTTACATCCGGGGCTATTAACATTGCATATACTCCCATGTACAACGAACTTAGAGATATTTTTAAATACTCTAACTTAACGCTGCAAGGTATGACTTCATATCCCAATGCGACATTATATCTAGATCAATCGGATTCTCTTGAGATGAAGGTTCCTTTTATATCTCCCTACGATACATTTTTCCTTCACGAACCAAATTTTGAATTTGGTCACGTGTTAATAAGTCAACTTACACCACTCAGGAATGGTGATGGGACTAAAATTGATATCAATATCTTTGCGCGATTTGAGAATGTTAGTATTTCTGTTCCAACAGATAAAGTTATACAAACGTCAAACGAATTTCCATTGATCAGATTGGATAGAGCTATTGATGCTTTGGATAGTGCAAATGTTGACAAACGCGAGGTTAAGGCTCGTGTTGACAGAATTATAACGAAATTGGATTTGATTGCTCAATCAGGTTCAGAACCTGAAACACAACGCAAAGGAATTGTGGAAAAAGTTGCTGGCACTGTTGGTGCTATAGGTGAAGCATTATCCACTATACCCGGCATCAGTGCATTTGCACAACCCGTTTCTTGGATAGCCCGAACTGTGGAAGGAGTTGCCAGCGTTTTTGGTTGGTCAAAGCCTGTTACCACAGACGGTGTGTCTATTATGGCTAGAGTTCCTGGCTACAACATGGTAAATTCTGAGGGATGTGATACTAATCAGTCACTTGGTTTGACTCATGATCAAGGAATTTTACCTCATGGGGCTTTGTTTGAAAACGTTGATGAGATGGCTTTGTCTTATGTCTTGGGAAGGCAAAATTGTGTTGGTTCTGGTATTTGGAGCGCCACTGATAATTCAGGGGATTTGATTCGCGCTATTAGAGTTGGTCCAAAATTGTTGCCAGACAGTACGCCCACGCAATTAGGATCTTTTGATTATACTTGTAATCTTTTTCAAAAATGGCGCGGTGGTATTAATTTATCACTAACTTTAGTTAAAACTAAGTTTCATGCTGGGCGGCTCGCTATTGTGTATTGTCCAGGTGGCCCTCCTAATAATTTGGGAAGTCTTCTTTCTACTAATTATAACATCATTGTAGATTTAAATGAGATTTCTACTGATGATGGTACCAATGCGCAAATATCCATGAATGTTCCTTACGTCCTTAACAGACCTTATTTGGACAACAATATTAGCTCTCCTGCTGCCATTGGTGTGTATGTTTTAAATCCTTTAAAACAGCCAAGTGGTTGTGCTGAATCAATAGACTTGTTGTTGTGGAAATGTGCTGGAGAAGATTTTGAGGTAAGCGTTCCCGGTGGGCAATTTCAAGTAGCACCATGGGACAATCAAACCTCAAGATATACGGATAATGAAGTTAATTCCTTAAATTTAGAGGCACAGGCAGGTTTTAATGAAATTGAAAACAATGTTTATCAAATCATGCCTGGCCAGACCACAAAAGGTCGGCTGGAACAGTCCGTTTGTGCTATTGGGGAGAAAGTCGATTCTTTACGATCCTTAACTAAGCGATTTGGTAAGATCGCTTTGAGAGAATCTTTGATTACGAGTTATCCTTCTTCTGATTCGGCTGTATTGTCCCCTAGAGATGCAGTTTTAATGTTGTTTCGCTTTTTCTATGGCGGAGTTAGATATAAATTTCCGGTAACTGAAAGTGAAACAATAAATGTTAATTATGCTTCGACCGGATCTACTACCAAGTTTGGTAAGTATCTTTTAAACAGCATATACTCCAACCCCATAGAGGTTTCTGGAAATATCAATAATTTGGCTGAAGTCGAAGTACCATTTTTCTCGAGTACACGCCTCCGAACCGTTGGGGTTGACCAAAGTCAAGATTCCCCCGCTGTGTTGACGCTTGGCGTAAGACCGCGACTAGTTAGGGGTGAACCAAAAGAAACCTTTTTAGTTTCAACTGCTACTACTCCCCCAACAGTTTTCACGAATAACACTTTTGTTTGCTTTTATTTTACATCCGCTCAATATCAAGCTCTTATCGCCGCAGGTGGTGTAATTAAGAACTTGACGGGAGATATTTTTCAACCTGGTGTTATTTATGATAATGCTTATTGGCAATGGGTTGTTACTCCTCCTTCAACTGGGGCAGATGATTTAACCTTCATGTGGATTTCAACTAATCCAGCGCACGCGTACGAGGCTAATTCAGACACTGCTGGTGCAACTTTCTTAGTTGCCCCTCCTTGTATGTCTAGAACATACCTTCACGCAGTGCAACATACTTAATTTAATTTAATTTAATTTTCACACATAACAAGCTTAATTTGCTTATTGGGTGGTCACTCTGTATAATGAACAGAGTCCACAAGAATGAACGTAATTCGAACCACCCAATGGGTGGATTAGGTTATGAGTTGATTTCATGTGGTTCAGCTTGATTTAATGTTATGTAATTACCACATGAGTGTGTGGGTTATG